TCAATCCTCTCATCGAGCCAAATTGCTGTCTTCCACATACCGCGCAAGTACAGGCGGTTGCGAAAGTCAACAAGAGCGGCCACTCTGGAACCGTCCGTGAGTGATGAAGGAAACTCCTTCTTCAGACGAACAGGAGTAACATCCTGCCCGTCATAGAAGTCTCCTCCACAAGATTCCCGGAATTTGCCATTCCAGAAACTCTTGTCCACATTTACCTTGAAACCGAAAACATCAAGGTAGTGGTTCACCCACCAGACACTGTCTGTGGGGACAATGATATCGTCCCCATAGACACGCACTTCACCACGAAGCCTATGAAGAAGGCCTCGCGAGAGTGGAATGCCTCTCTGCTTCGTAATCCCAAGCAGGACGATGGTAAGAAAAACCATCGCCTCGAAGGGGAAGCAAAGAGCGGAGCCCATCGACGCGAATTTCCGAAGGTCTGTTAAACAAAGACCCAAATCGGAAATCTCTGCTCTGCGACTGCGAGTCGCATCAACAGCGGCATAAAGCCACTTATGATGCTCAAGCATTCGCTTTACAAGCAGATACGGAACGCGGTCACTTGCCTCCTTGAGATCAAGAGAAGCAAGTTCCCCATTGGAAGAACCTTCACGAGCCATTTGCCTATTCGGCTCTTGGTCCGTAAAGCCCAGGAAGTCAGAAACTAGACTACCGGGATCTTCCAAACCGAGGACAAGCTCACGGAGAACACCCTGCTGCATAAACTGCATGTAGGATGGCTCCATGGCAATAATCCTCGGGCTCCGCAGCGTTTTCGGTACAGAGATCACCTTTACAGGCAACTCTGCACCAGGCTCCAGGAACTCGACATGCTCCAGAAGTTCGTAGAACTTCCACAATGGAAGGGCGAATTCCCCGTAAGGGAAAACGTCTTCCAAACGTGAGGACCATTGTCGCATATGGAACTTGTTGTTTCCAACAAGCCCATCTGCGGTGGCCCCAGGACCATGCTTGGGCTCGATCGTCCCGTTGTAGATCATCAGATCTACTTTCGAGAAGATCTCGTCGTAAAGGAAGTGGGAAATCGTAGAGAAGTCCGATAAGAACTCCTCTTCGATTGTACTTTCCCACTCCTCGAGCTCTTGTTCGATCTCGACATAACCCTGCATTGCGCGAGACACCCGTGAGTCACTACACGGGAGCTCGATCTTCTTGAACAGGCCAGTTAACTGCCTGATCGCAAAGATGCAATCAATGCTGGGTTCGTCGAGCAGTCTTCCACTCTCCTCGTCAAACACTTGACACATCATACCTTGCAGGAATGCAGGGATTGATGCCAGCTCTGACGGAACTGGGGTGCGCGTCTTAGAGTTACCAAGACGTGCACGCTTCCAGCCCGGCCAGAGTTGAAG